TACCTCAGACCTTCAGGTCACGGGTGTTGTTGGAACCCTTGCCCTGGGCGTTGGGGTTCGTGCCGTAGCGGGTGCCGGCCGTGTGGCCCACCTGCTTGATCGGCGCATTGCCGGTGTTGGACTTGATCTTCTCGGGCATGGTGGTTCTACCTCGGGTGGGTGGATGGAAGACGGTTGGAACGTTAGGGAGGTAGGGGGTTGATTGCAAGCGGGGACAGGGAAATAGCATACGGTATGGATGGGGGGGTATGAATGCAAAGAACCCCTACCCGTGAGATGGGCAGGGGTTCTTTGACTCGCCAGGGGAAGCGATCTATTTGAAGATGGGTGAGAGGTTAGTCATCCTCGCCATACACAACGAGGTCTTCTTCGCCTTCGCCTTCGGTCGTGCAGTTCGGATTGGACGGGGAGTTGAGGGCGTTCACTCGACCCTGTGGCGGGTTGTAGCCATCGGGCATCGGACCGGTGAAGTCGTTCCACATATCAGGCATTAGTACCCTTTCGTACCACAAGGATGTTCGGGATGGGGGTGTTCAAACTCACAAGTAACAGGGGGGACTTGAACCACCTGGGGGTCACACCAGCATGGGGTTCCATCGGTGGCATGTTCAGGGGCGGGAGTATCCATTCATTTCTCCTTCTAGTTGGCAGACCAAGGCACAACGCCTTTGACTGTAGAATGTCTAGCCTTGTATTTCGCATCTGTGTAGAGGTACGTGTTGGCTCCCGCTTCAGACCCCCACCAGTCCGGGACCGAATACCCTTCATGGTAGAATTCACCCTTCGGGTTCTTCAACTTCCAGATACGAGCCTGCTTCAAGAACTCGTCAGGGTCCATCCCTTCTTTATAGCCGTTATCAAACCAGTGCAAAGGGATGGTGAACTCGCCATAGGCGTACAACTGTTTAGCGGCACCCATCAATCCACCTTTTATCGGCGTGCGGCTGCACGCTGGGTCGGGGCTTCGCCTTGCGTTCCTGCCTGTGCCTTCATCTCCCTCACCCGCTGGGACACCACCTGCCAGTTCGGGAAGGAATGGATCTCCAACACAGCTTCTTCGTCAATTGCCCCCATCGCATACAACGCATCTGCTTCTGCTACCCGCTGTCCACGGGACTGAGAAGACGACTCGCCAGCGTCGATGAGCAACTGGAACCGCATCGGTGCCGTGCCTTCTGGACTTGGAAGGTAGAAGTGGTCGGACCGGAGAGCGAGGGAGGTCTTCTCCCCACTCGGGCCGACCAGGCTCACCATCCTCGGGGAGTCGTAGAACTCCACGATCATCGCCGCCATCTTCTCGCCACCGGACCCGATGCATCGGCTGAGGCTGCGGAGGGACTTGCGGATACGCACGAAGGCAGCTTCCTGCACGGAGTCGATCACGCCCTGGGCGTTACGGCCAGTCGGGGATGCACCACGCACGATTGCCGACAAACCGGAGATGCGTTCCATTTCGGTGATGTAGAGCCGAATGATGTCCATGCCCATCTGCGGATGCATCTGCGGCGGGTTCATCCACTCGACCATTCCGCCCTGCTGAACGGGAAGACGCTGACCGGGCTTATCGGTGATAGCGGTACGACTCAGACCGGACCGTGCATCTTCTTTCAGCACCGGTGAACCGATGAGGTCGATGTTCTGCTCGATGCGGGACAAGATGCGGTTGATGGACCGCTGCAACGGCATCATGTCTTCCACCAGTGCGTGGCCGTAGAACTCGCCGGTCTCAACCGGGACATAGCGGTCATAGGGGTGCTGACCGTGTGACCACAGTTCATCACCCATCTTGTCCATGAGGACTCGGTTACCGGCCACCACCACACAACGCCATCCGTCGTAGGTCCGATTCCCCTCCTTCTTCGGGGTGCGGAGCCAAGCTTCGATGAGCGTGATGCCCGGTTCGTCCACGGCTTCGATTCGCCGGCCCTGACCGGGGAGGCCATATGCCGAGAAGTTGCTGCCGATCATCGCACCAGGATTCGCCATGGCCTGGTTGCCGGTGTTGTGGAAGTCGAGTCGGGTCTTCGCCTTGTCGATGTCTTCCTGGTATGACTCAGTGTTGAGCCGTTCGATAGCACCAGGGAAGCGCCGCTCCAATTCCTGCATCGAGACATTGCGTGCCTCAATGATGTAGTTCATGTTGTTGAAGGAAGTGGCTTGCGGGTCGGGGTAAATGGAGTACGGGTCGCATCGGGTCAGACGGCCATTGCCGAATCCACGATAGGCGCTCATGTCCCACACGGTCTTGAAGAATCCGATGCCGTAGGTGAGGCCGTCCCACACGATCTTCTCAACTTCAGCAGCGGTCTGATCCACCTGCCACGACGACCGCATAGTGGTTTTGAGATCCTGTGCCAACGAGTCGGCAAAGGCGTAAGTGAGGGAAAGCGGCTGGACAGCCGGGGTTACATCGAAGGTCGGTTCCTGGTCCGTCATCCACGCAACGAGGGTGTCGAGCGTGGCGAAGATTTCGTTCACCCACGGGTTGGGAAGGTAGGAGGCTCGAGAGGCGTGGTACTGCGCCTTATGAATGGCACGGTAGTTGGCATCCCACTTCGCCAACATGGGGCGTCGTTCATCACGGGCACGCATGAGGAGGCTGCGGACCTTGCCGACAAGTTCCATCTCCACATTCGCCGGGAGTTTCGGAAGGCGGTTATGTGGAGGGGGCGTCGGGTTGTTCTGCTGGGTGGGGGGTGGGCCGGGGAGGTAGCTCGGGGGAGCACCACCTTCAGGGCCACCAGGACCGCCAGGGCCAGCACCAGGGCCAGCACCAGGGCCAGCGCCAGGGCCGGCCTGAGGCGGCATCGGGCCAGGTGGGGGCATGGGCATCGGACCCGGCTGAGGCGGGCCACCAGCGGGCGCACGGACGGGCTGGCGGGGCATGGTGGCTACCACAGTGGCCTACTCACTTGGGGATCGGAATCGACGGCAGACCTGCATCATGGCGTCGGGCCACGTCTTCTTCAAGACCTTCCCTCGTTACGCCCAAGGCTTCATGATCCCGCAGGTCGATGGGCTTGAAGTTGTGTTCGACGCCGAGGCGGTTGGTGGCTTCTTCGGACTTGCGCTTGAAGACTTCCGCCAACTCACGCTCACCGGAAACATGCTGACCGGCTGAGACATTGAAGTGATCGGCCATGGGGAGTTTGAAGGGGAAGGGGCGGTAGATGCGGCGAAGATCCCCACCCATGCACGCATCACAGGCGAGGGGCTTGCCGGCGAAGGTGGCGTCGTAGTTGGCGACGGTGGTGGTGATGGTTGTCTCGGACTGGCATTCGGTGCAGCGGTATTCGTACTGAGGCATGAGCGGACTTACCTTTCTGGAGTGGAGGGAAAATCTCTAGCCTTCAACTTGACCATACGACCGTCAGGGTGATGCCAAACAACTCCCTCACGTCGCCAGTCCGTAGCCGTGAGCATCGCCCGCAATCCAACGAAGGATCGAGGTGCATCCATCACTTCGGCATGATCGTGGCGTACTAGAACGTGCGAGGCAAATCCTTCGGGGTTACGGTTGATCTTGGGGCCGCAAAGTTCATAGGTGCCGGGCAGCCAACCAGCAGGCGGTTCATCCATGATGGCTTCCTCTAGGAGCCGGGAGAAACCCGATGCCTCGGACGGCTCCCATCCCATGGTCTTGCCGGTTATTGGATCGGTCGAAATGGGATCAAAACCTTCGGGGGCAGCCTTGCCAGGCTTCACCTCACGACGTACCCACCATCGACCGCCATCGAACATCACACAGGTACCGTCGTACTTGCGGGTGGCGATGCCCTCTCCGTCAAGCACCCATTCGCAACCTGGCGTCACTATTTCGGTGACGTAACGACGGCTATCGTCCCGTTCGAATAGGGTTGGAATCTTCCTCATCTAAATCTCACCTTTCGTTAGGCCATGATTCCCATACCGGAGTATCGGAATCAGGCGTGTGGGTGTGTGGCTGATTGTGCAGAGTGATCGGGCCAGTAGGGGGAGTGAAGCCGGGGGTGTTGGGTAGGACCAGTGAACCGTCGATCGGGCCTTCTGGTGCCATGAGTACCGGTTCCATCACGTTCACGATGATCGCCTGGGCGAATGCCATCACACAGTCATCGAACCCGTCCTTCGTGCTGGGACCATACTCCCCACTCGGAAGCCTCACATACTCCTTCATTTCGTTGTAGAGAGTGGACGAGTGAATGGTGATACTGCCGTCCACGATAAACCGTTGCAACCAACCCAGCATGAGGTTCTTTGTTTGAAGGGTGGTTGACCAGCCGTAGTTTGATGAGGTGGATGGTGAGGCGATGCTGTCGGCACGGGACCGCTGGTAGAGGCGGGGATAGTTCTTGGCTAGGAGTGCCCCGATGGTGGAGTAGCCTGGGCCTTCAATCTCTGTAGATGCCAGAGCCAGGTTGAAGTATTTGCCCAGCATGAAGATCTCGTCGGCAAAGGTCACGGGGTCGATACGTGCCCGCCATTCCGCCACCTGTTCCAGCGAACGGCGGTTGATGACCTGGATGCAGGCGAAGTCGCCTTGCGTGGTCTTGGTGGGGTCGCCGGCCACGATGTAGGTGCCAAGATCAGGGTTGGGGTGGACCTTGCGGAACAGGGTGAGCGGGCCGTCTGAACGCTCATGGAACTCGACTCGGGCAGAGTTTTCGAGTAGCTGTCCACGCTTGCCCGGTTCAGGCTTGTAGACCTTGTTGAGATCGGTGACGGAGAACAGGTTGGTGCCGGAGGCGATGAATGCTTCAGCCGGAGTAGATGGGTACTCCTGGTGGAATAGCTGAAGGTCGTTCTGCGTCTTGTTGCGGATTGCCCAGCGCCGCCATGCCAGACGGTCATCGGAGATCCCGATCCGCTGTAGGATCTTTTCTTCGGAGTCCAGCTTGCCGAGGTTGAAGTGCGGGATGCCGATAGCCGAGGCCGTGTAGTTGGGGTGACGGTGCCACGGGAAGAACAGGGGTAGGAACTCTGTCTCACCCTGTTCGGCGGCTTCCCATTCGGACTTGAACATGTTGGAACCGTTAGCGGTTGATTCCATGACGATGATGGTGCCGGGTGCCTCGGGGATGGTCTGGCGTAGGCCGACGAATGCTTCCTTCGGGTCAGGCCAGAACCCGACCTCGGATGCGTGTACGCCGTGGATGGTGGCCGACCGGCCGACGCCTTTGTTGCCGGCTGTGGCGACGTGCATGGACGAACCAGTCTCCACCCATTCCAGATGGTTCTTTCCGGCGTAGCGGGTGTTGTAAAGCCGCTTGAAGGGGTAGGTGTCCCAATACCGCTGAGTCATCTTCAGGAGGTTCTGAGACGCCGGGATTTCGTGGGCGATCACCATGGACCGGTAGTTCATGATGGTGAAGCACATAACGAACAGCATGGCCTCGGTGACCGTGGAGATACCTAGCTGCCGGGCTTTGAGGACGATGATCCGGATGCGGCCTGTGGTTTCTAGCTGGTGCCGGGCAGCATCGAGGTATTCGATCTGCGCCCAATTCGGCTTGAAGCGAACAACCTGAAGCTGTTTGTTTTCGAGGATGGAAAGTTCAGATACACGACGATGAAGGTCCATTAGCCAGACATGTCCGTCGGCAAATCCACGCCATGCAACAAGACGATCTTGGCATCACCCGAAGTCCCACCGCCCTGGCCCTGGCCCTGGCCCTGGCCCTCCCCCTGGCTACCTTCAGTGGATGGGCCTCCTGCTTGCTCCATCCCACTAATCCTCATCCGGTCGTTCTCGGCCAATTCGCTAACGATCCTTCGCATCTCGGACAGTTCGTCGGCCTTTTCTTCCTCGCCCAATACTTTGATAAGTGCGGGCAGGGTGGTCTTCATGACTGATGCTTTGGCTGCGGGCGTGCCACTTCTCAGCGTCTTCTCCACCTCATCGAGTGAGGTGTTGACGATGCGACTGATCCTCGCTCGGAGGGCTTGAAGGTCTAGCTGTCCGTCGTTTGCCATGGCGATTCAAACCTCGGGGGTGCAGGCTCATGGGTGGTGGTGAGCGGGGGTGTAGATGGAGGGGGTTCAGGTGTGCCGGTATCCTCATCCACCTCACCGTCATCCCCGCCGGAAGTATCCTGCCGAATGAACCTGATGTCGAACATGGTGCCGGGGTAGTCGGTGGTCAGGAGTGCGTGGAACTTCCACTCGGGCGGGATGGCGACAGACAAGATCATCTCACCGTCTCGCTCATTGGTCCGCATGGATTTGACATACCCCTCAAACTGAATGGGGTATGAAGGGTCGAGGAAGTTGACATCGCTCTTATCGACGGCCATCAGCCCTCATCCTCTGTGGTATTGGCGATGAGTTCCAAGTAAAGCATGTCGGGGTCTTCGCCTTGTTCCGCTCGTCTGAGAACGTCCAAGATGATTGCACCGTTGATTGCCCACCACTGTTCTGACGGCTTGGTCATTAGAACTTCTCCACCCCACCCTGAAACGGCCAGGACGGGTCATCGCCGTATGAAACCCGATTAGCGCCGTCTGTGGGATCGGGGTTCGGGAGAAGGCCATCAGTCGGGTCGGGGTACATCTGAGCATCGAACCGGTCAGGGGTGTACGGCTCCACCACACGCTCGATGCCGTATGCCTCGTCAATGGCCTTCTTTATCGCCGGGGTCAATGGCACGTCGGGTTCACCCACCTCGGGCACACCCAGCACCGGCATGGTGGCACGCCTGTATCCCAACACCAGTTCGTTCCTGAGTGCCCGGTTCTCGCCGGCCAGCATCTTGATCCAGCACCCGGCACCCACCACCAGCACCACGAACAGCACCATGACCAGGCCGAACACCATCATCTCGTCACTCATCTCGCACCCCTGCATATAGACGTGTCCACCAGCCACGGATGAGGCGGTGAAGGAGGATCGAACAGGCCAAGAAGGCTAGACGGTCCAGTGTCGAGTGTAGGTGTGGCGAGGGCCGTATGTCTAGATAGGGGGTCTTGGTGTGGGGAAAATGCTGAG